ATGCCGGGGGATTATTCGCTGTCGGATGTCCTAGAAAGGATTTACACCAACCAATTGGCTCTCGAGGCCGCCTTGATGGAGCTAACCCTTCGGGTGGAACAGGAGGGGTCGCCTGAGGTGGGCGAAAATATCCGCAGGGCGCTGGAGACGATAGGTGAAAACGCCGGTCACATCAAACAGGGCTTGGCCAAGCTCAAGGGTTCGAGTCTCGGCTAAGACTCCTTTATGCCATTTCAGGATCGCAGTCGGTATTCCAAAGAATGGGCAGTCTAATGTGCGCTGACAGGCAGCAATCGGCCATGAACTGCCACCCAGAGCAACGGTGGTGACGTCATTTGAGCGACCGATAAGATCACATAGGAGTCGCCGACCTAATCAGCGTTTAATTTTTTTTGAAATATGGAATTTTACGTTAAGGCAATAACCATTTCGCCTGGCGTTCCGTTAATTTTTTTTATTGAAATTAGGTACTGCCACACCGCTTCCCGAAGTGCGTTGAATTTTAGTTCAAACTCCAGAATGTCCACAGCTGAATACCGATATTTCGCTGTAGAAAAGGAAAGAGGATCGCCAGAATTGACTTGTGGAAAAGCGTGGTTTCGGCTTGAACTGTATTCGGAAGCAAATAAGAAACATCCGTATGACTTGTTGTCTATGGTGACTCCGTACGCCTGCCCATGAGCAATCTCATCTCGGCGTTGCGACGCGTCCCCAATGGAGTCCAACATGCGAGTTAATCGTTTCTTCACCTTCGGCACCGTCCAGTATTGACCGAAGTATATTTCTGCAGCCGCCTTTATCGCGCCTCTGCGCGAACCACTACTTGTGATCGAACCGAACGTGCGCGCGAGCGCTTTGTAAGGTCCTGTTTCACCATCACAGAGGATCACATATAAAGTCGCAAGCGCAGACTCGACGCCCTCCCAAGCACTTAGAGCCGCCCCCACCGCGTAAAATACCTCGGCTTGGGTGGCACTCCCCTGCGACGAAAGTTCAGGCGCCTTCCAATAGTTCGGTGCAAACAGTGATTGGTCGGATTTGAGGGCTGCGCGCGCTTGGTCTACTTGTGCGCAAATGCTTTCAAGATTAAGTTCCATTTCAAACCTATTTGGGGATCTTTCAACAGTGGCATCATCGTTACAAAATACGCAGCTTTCACGGTCCATTCAACACTATTCTATAGCGCCCCTGTTATAAGTCCACACTTAATCAAAGCTCGATGTCCGACCAGTCAATGGCCGCTCTGCATCCCAATGCAGCCTCAGGGCTTGCACAATCCAAGTGACCGAGAAGGGTCGAAAGCAGCACTCGCCACGGCCTGACTGGGCACACGCCGATTGTGCTGGAGTATTTCGGTCATTAGGCCCCAACCCCATGTGATTATGGGGTTCAGCGCATCTCACTTACGCATGCACAAACGCATGATTGGCATTGAATGGCATGGATTGGCGTACGGTTTGCCCCATTTTTGCCCCATCCTTGCCTGCCATGCTCCCTAGTTCACGGGGCCTCCAGGTAATCCTGAATATGGCTAATCTTAAGTTTTCTGACAGTCCGCTTTTAGCCAGCAGCGGGCAATTGCTCTTCGAGCTATTTACTGTTCTGGTGTTCGTCTCTGGCTGGAGTCATCGAAGCGGAAGGTGATTTCCTGTAACTACGTAGTAAATGTCTGCGCCGACCTTGGATATCTCTGCGAGATAATCCGCCCTTGGTATACGCAAGCCACTTTCATACTTGTATTGAGCATCTGTCCGGACTCCTCCGGCGGAGCCAAATTTCTGCTGAGTCATTCTGAGTCGAATCCGTTCTTCACGGAGTCGCTCACCGATTGTTTTACCTTCCTCACCAACGTTTTTTTGGTAGTGTTGACTCACACTGCCGTCCTCGCTCAGCTACGTTTAATGAGGAAATCTTACAACGTTCAAGCGAATATAGAGCTCCCTGTATCGATTGCCCCATTCGCGATCACTTTCGAAGACAGGAATTCGCTCCCCTTCCTACGTCCGGTCGCCTGCATGCTCTTGATAACCTACAGTTCGTGCTTGACTGCTTTCGGCCCAAAGCGAAGACGATATAATACCCGTAGGGACATCCCGAGCCTCGCCTCAAATAGCGGAATCAGGGAGGCGAAGATACGTCGATTTTGCGCCCACGACCGAAGGAGTAAGCAGTGAGCGATTTGCCCGTGCATAGCAAGCAAAAGCTGTACGAGCGCTTGTATTACTCTGCGAGGGACTTTGTTAAGGCTCGCGAATGCGCTTACCATTTGCTTAAAAAGGGTTGGCATGCTGCACCTTATGAACGTCGTGGATCGATATACATGCAGCAGTCAGCTTTCGTAACGGCCCTAGTCATAAGCTACGCACGGCCATTCACGAAAAGCCACGGCTGGCCCCCCTTTCCCTGTGATTTAGCACAGTTCGATCAGGATAGCCTGCGGCTCCATAAGCAATTACTAGACCTTCGTAATCAGGTTTATGCGCATTCGGATAGCCAGCACCACAAAGTGGAGCCTTTCCGAATTGGATCGCAGAGTATTGCTCACATCCTCGGAGAGCCGTTTTATCGGTTCACGATATCGGAGTGTGAGCAGATCATTTCTATGATTGATACGATCCTTAACCGCCTCCGCCCCCAACTTACACAGATGAGCCTTGAGATCGCTGACAGATAGGAAGGATCGTGCGAATCTCTCGCCCACCACGATGGCGCTAAGTTGACGGTCGTTTAATTTTTTGCAATCACACTGGCTGCCTTGGTGAAACTCTGGTTTCCGTCCGCCATAGCAAACTTCACGTATTCGTTTCCAGCTCCAATTTCGGGCGCTGGCGCTGCTATGCTTGGCCGATCCCTAGGGTTATAGGTAGGCAGGAGAAAGTGCTCGAAGCCACTACCTTGTGATTGAAAAACTCAATACAACCTAAAACAAGGAAGACATTTAATGAGCAAAGAACAAAAAAAGAAGAATCCAACCCAGTACATCGGTGTATTTACTCAAGCGACTGGCGAGTCTTTCATCGGCGACCTGAGATTAAAGGGAGCAAATACTTTACTTAAACTTCACTCCGATATCCCTTTGAGCGCGATGACATCAACTTCTTCGCTCGAAGGCACTGCCTACACTGGCGAATGTATCACCCTTATAGATTGCTACAGTCCTGGCTCCGGACATACATTTGTTCGGGGACAGCCAGTAAAGTATCACACAGATGTTTTTCCGCACTTTGTCGCGATAGGAAACAGACATCTAATACCGGAGAACTCGAATATCTCCACAATAGAGTTCTCAACAGATGACCTCGGCGTCATCTTTCATGACTTCGATGCATTTGGCCGTGTAATCGATTCGAAAACCATCATAGATTCTGTTCTTGATGAACGTCGTAAGATTCGTCCCGTAGAGTCGGGAGAGCGACCTTTAGTTGCCTACTTCACTGGTAAATGTTGCATCATTGAAGTCTCTACAGAAATCGGCAAGATTTCTGTTAATCACCGCCCTAGCTTCAACATGGGAGGCCCATCCGGTGTGCGTCTGGACAACCGAATAACCGTATCGATCGAGCCAGAATTTCCTATTACATTCGATGAAGCAGTTGACAGGTTACATCGAGTCGCAAATTTTTTGTCGGTAGCAGCGGGCCGCTCGCAAGGCATCAGCCATGTCAGAGTCCACACTGACGCCCCGTCTAAAGACTCATTAGTTCCGCTTTCCATTATTCCAACTCTACCTTGGAAAAGCAGAAGCAAAATCTCCCATCTGAAACCCCACCCAGGCGACACCCCGTTAGACGCTGTGCGCCGGCCAGATGAATTTGATATTGTTCTTTCAAATTGGTTCAAGCGAGATAAAGACTGGCGAGTAGCGCGCGTTCGGCATCTAGGCTGCATGCAGAAAGGAAATAAATATGACACTGACAGGTTAGTTGCAGCAGCCAATATGTTCGACATATTGCCGCAACATGCGACACCGTTACCCACCGAACTATCTGAAGAGTTAATTAATACCCGAGACACCTGCAGAGAATTGTTCAGGAAACTGCCTGTCGGAATAGATAGAAATAGTGCATTGGATGCATTGGGCAGGTTGGGAAAGCCATCTCTACCAAAAAAAATAGCTTATCGTGCATCTATCGTCACCACGGAATTAGGTAGTACTTTTCCGGAACTGCAATTAGTTGCTAGCATCGCAGTTAAATGTCGAAATTTTTTCGTGCATGGCAGTGCTGGAGATGTAGACTACTCCAAAGTCGAGGCCTTTATCCCTTTTCTCACCGACACCCTTGAATTTATATTCGCAAGTTCTGACTTAATTGAGTCAGGCTGGAATCCTCAACAGTGGAGTTCTGAGCATCATGGGTGGGGACACAGTTTCTCAAGATACCAAGCGGAATATGCTCCTACATTGGGAGAGCTAAAACTCGCCATTGCCAACTGAAGGGCATGTGCCTTTCCTTGCCTCGCTGTCAGCTTCCCAAGCTGATAACGAGGGTTCGATTCCCTTCACCCGCTCCACTATTTTCAAGGCCTCCGGCCTACCCCGCGTCAACAAGGTGTCTGTTAAGGTGTCTGTTTCTGTTTTTCGCAGACGCCAGAGCTTTGAACAGACACCACTGCCGAACACCCCACAGTCCTCCGAATCATCGCCGCATCTTGTCGGCTGATCAGCACATTATTAACTGCACACCCGGCTCTAACAAATCATCCAAGATGGTAGTCTCAGTTCCCAAACGAGAACTCACGAACACCGGAGGTTTGTATGCAGAAGGCTGTCAACTTAAGAAACCCTTTCCGTCCAGGAACAACCGAAAGCCAGTGGGTAATATTCCAGCGAGACGAAGGCATTTCGATTGACCAGATCGTTAAAAACGTAGACAGGCTGACCGGGGGCTATGGCACCACTGGACGCCATACCCGACTCATCGTTGAATACCAGTTGGGTCTTCAGCCGTTCGAAAGCATTGAGCATTTGTTGACACCTCATCTGCCTTCGAAAATCGAACTTATCCAATCAGTGGGCGAGGAAGGCTACCTCTGCCTCACTTCGGGCACTGAAGAAGAAACCTTCCATGTTCTGCTGCGGACACCAGGGCTCAGTGAAGAACAAGCCCGCGCGCTGATTAATGATCACCAACAAGACATTTGTTTTCTCGCGTTCAAGAATGCACACGAAGGCTATCCTTTCGGCTATGCGCTACCTGGTGACCCGCCGAGTATGAACCGCGTGGCTGAGGCAGGCGTTAGCTTCGCAGATATACGCCACCTCATTCCCTAGCTACTCGCAGTCCGTAACTCCAGCACACGCCGATGGTGCTGGAGTATTTGGTCGTTTAGCCCACCTATACTCAGCGCTTGGTGCAGCATCTGTCTGACGACTCAAGCAACACACAGCCACCGCTCTGAGCTAGCTTCAGCAGATGCATCACGTTGGAAATGGTATAGATGACACACCGCAGCGGACTCGCCGATGTATCTAATCAAATTAGAAAGGAGCAGGAATGATGAGTCTGACACCCAAATATCTTTATCGATTTCGCCCTGTTGCTAACCTGCTGGGGATAGACCGTGAAAGCGAGCTTGAGGGGACATATATATACTTCGCCTCACCGGAGCAACTTAATGACCCGCTGGAAGGCTATAGAGAGTTGGTCTGGAAAGGCGACAAAATAATCTGGACAAACTTCTTCAATCACTACATTGAATGCATATTTATTCGCAACATGCAGTATTTCGCTGGAAAGTTCGGAGAGCGTGTTTTCCCATTACAGCCCCACTTCAATGAAATGCCCCAAGAGCACGCGACAGACATAAAAAATGAAATATACAAATTCACAGAAAACCAAAACATACAAAGACATATAGAATATCTCTCCACCAACCAGCACCCTATATACAGCAATGAGCTTTTACTACACCTACGATCCATACAACTTTTTGCAATGCAAATCATTTCAAAAGTTCTCGTTAAATATGATCTAATCCCTGAAGGGTACGGGATTAATGGTGAGTCCCCTGACGTTCTTTTAAGTACGTCTAGTAAACTTATGGATCAATTGGAGCACAGGGATGACCCTGAGAGAGGATTGTTCTTCGATCAAACCATGTTAGCTGCCTTGCAGAGCATTGATTTGGTCAACAGCTATACAGACGTCATGCGAGGTAACTCATCCGAATGGTTGCATCTATGCAACAAATCGCCCGAGGATTTTTTAAATTCTCGGATTCGCCTAACCTATCCTGATTGGTTCGTTTCCTGTTTCATGGAGGATTGCTCAAACTCCTCCATTTGGGGAACCTACGGAAATAATCACAAGGGAGTCTGCCTAAAATTTAAGGTTCGAGAGGATGTAGGAGCTCCAACTATTACACTGCAAGTTCCAACAGCAAACAAGCCGGTAGCCAAGTGGTGGACACAGACAACTTTTGTGTTCCAAAAAGTTCACTACACACAAAAAAGCCCAGAACTAGATTTTTTCTTAAGCTTAGGTTCCTACACGGAACAAGAACTGATCAGCAAATGGTACACAAACATTCGAGGCGAAAAAAGCAACCGTATAAACGATATATTTGGCGACCTTAGAAAATGGCGCGAACACTACCAGTCAAGCGACAAGCTGAGCCTAACAACTAAAACGCGCCACTGGAAAAGCGAACAGGAATATAGACTAATATATAAACCTAATTTTGGCTCAAACCTCTCAAATCAAGACAGAAAGTTAAAATATGACTTCAATGATTTAGAAGGAATTATATTCGGTATCAGTACTCCACTCGCTGAAAAACACGAATTAATGAAAATGATTGAACAGTTATGTAAAAACCTACGCAGAGAGGATTTTACTTTCTATCAAGCTTATTACTGCCATACAGACGAGAAGGTTTTATATCGACCAGTAGGCCATGTGTCCTTATCAAATGGCATTACACCACACTCATATTGATAGCAGCTCGTTGATAAACGCAAAGTGTCGTGCTGCTGTATCGACGAGGCAGGACAGTACGACGATGGCTTTTGGCACCGTCCTGCGCTGATACTGAGGGTTCGATTCGCTTCACCCGCTCTGTTTTCAATAGCCAGCCTACTCCGCTTCAACCAGGTGACTTTTAAGGTGTCTGTATCTGGCTTTTCAGATACCTAATGAGCTTAAACGGACACCTGCGCTCAGATGCCCCCGACTCTATTCCACTCCCTTAGCCGTCCTGCCTGCTGGCTTCACATCACTATTTGCAAGCCACCTCCCACAGCTGATCAAGCCTCGTCGTATAACTCTGGCTCATCATATCCCGGCGCATGCCCCAGTCCGGATTCGTCGGAACGCTAGCGGCTCGAAGCGTACCTCTCCCCCAACGCCCGTTAATCTGGTCCAACACCGCCATCACGCGGGTCGCCTCTGCTGGCTGGGAAATGGCAAACAGATCGTCGGTGTACTCACCTGGCTGGCAAAGATTCAACAGCATCACTTCTGCCTTGCTGTAGTTAAAGCCAGGCCGGAACACCCGATCAAGCGCATCGACCGCCACCTTGGTCAACAGGCGGACGTCGTCAGTTGGGTACGGCAGGTCCACCACTACGCCGTTCGCGTATTTGGCTTCTTCCGGATTGAACATGCCCGTGCGGATGCTGACGCGGATCTTCTTGCACAATGATTTTTGGGTGCGGAGCTTTTCCGAAGCCCGCATCATGTACGTGGCCACGGCCTCCTTGATCGGCGGCAGATCCTTCAATCGTTTGCCGAACATCCGGCTGCAACAGATTTCCTGTTTCGGCGGGTTCGGCTCTTCCAGCTCCAGGCATGAGGTGCCGGTCAACTCTCGAGCCGTCTTTTCGATTACCACGCTGAAGTTCTTTCGCAGCGACCACGCGTCGGCCTTAGCCAGGTCCATCGCAGTTTTGATACCCAGGGCATTCAGGTGCATCTTCATGCGCCGCCCCACGCCCCACACTTCGGCCACGTCGGTATTGCGCAACACCCAATCGCGTTTCACCGGGTCGCAAATATTCACGACACCCCCGGTCTGGGCCTGCAATCGCTTTGCCGTGTGGTTGGCCAGCTTGGCCAGGGTCTTGGTCGGGGCGATACCCACACCAACCGGAATGCCGGTACATCGCAGGACCTGGCTGCGAATCTGTCGGCCGAGCACGTCCAGCCCGTCGATACCGGTGAGATCAGCAAAGGCCTCGTCGATGCTGTACACCTCAACTGCAGGGACCATGGACTCGATCAGGCTCATGACCCGCTCGCTCATGTCGCCGTACAGAGCGTAGTTCGACGAGAACGCGACGATGCCGTGCTGCCGCAGCTTGTTCTTGATTTGGAAATAAGGCTCGCCCATCTTCACGAATGGCTTGGCGTCGTAGCTGCGCGCGATGACGCATCCGTCGTTGTTCGAAAGCACCACGATCGGGACCTTCGCCAGGTCCGGGCGGAATACCCGCTCGCAACTGGCATAGAAGCTGTTGCAGTCGATCAGCCCAAATACGGGAAGCGGCTTAGACATGGCTGCGCACACTGCCGGTGATCACACCCCAGATGGATAGCTCGTCCCCCTCAAGCACGTAACGTGGCGGGTATTTAGGGTTTTCCGACAGTAAGATCACGTCTTTGCCGCGAATGCACAGGCGCTTGCACACCGGATCGTTGTTCAGTAATGCCACAACGATGTTGCCGTGAACTGGCTCAAGCGAGCGATCCACTACCGCCAGATCGCCCTCAAAGATTCCCGCGCCCTGCATACTCTCCCCGATGATCGACACCAGATAGACGTGCGGCGCGCGGATGTTCAGCACCTCGTCCAGCGATATGTGCGCCTCGATGTGATCTGCCGCTGGCGACGGGAAACCGGCGGGCACCTGGAATAGGCAAAGCGGCAGCTTGAGGCCGCCCTCGGCGATAGGACCTAGAATTGAATAGCTCATGACGCACGACTTCCGACACTGTACGAATGTACAGTTAACTTTCAGAAAGGCCTGCGGTCAATTTATGTAGGGAATATCTGATAGGCGGGCAAGCTATGTGCGGACGACTTTCGCAGTACGACGGCATTCACGACTTCGTTGCAGCATTGAGCATGCCCCACGCCCTGGTCAACACAACCGGCGATCAACCGTTCGGACGCTACAACGCCGCCCCCACCACCCAGTTAGCTATCTTCCATCAGGAGGGCCAGTACCTGCACGCCGACATGGTGCGCTGGGGATGGCGGCCGCACTGGGCGAAGGACCGTGCTGCACCGATCAATGCCCGGGTGGAGAAAGTCGCCCACGGCCCATTCTTCCGCGCAATCTGGCCGCACCGGGCAATCATCGCGATCAACAACTGGTTCGAATGGGTGGATGAAGGTGGGCCGAAGAAACAGCCCTACCTGATTCGTCGGAAGGACCGGGCGCCGATCCTGTGCGCCGCCATCGGCCAATACCCCAGCGCTGAGCACCCGCCGGGTGAGCATGACGGCTTTGTGATCATCACCGCCGACAGCGCCGGCGGTATGGTTGACATCCACGACCGACGCCCAGTGACGCTATCACCGGAATTGGCCCGGGAATGGCTGGATCCGGACACGCCCAAAGAGCGTGCCGAACAGATGGTGCTCCTGCAGGGCGAGCCAACCGAGGCGTTCGAATGGTTTCAGGTGGACCGGGCCGTGGGCAACGTTCGAAACCAGGGGCAAAAGTTAATTGAGCCATGCTAATTCGATAATCACTTGTGCACTTGCGAGGCTAGGTCGGGCGAGTGCTCCTCTGTGACCCGCACGAGACTGACGAAGACTCAAAATGCCACCATTCAAAAATACGTATTAGAGCGGTTAATATTCACCCCCTGTAGTGACATGGAACTAAGGGAAAGTGGAGCACGCTATTAGGATAAGTCCTACAGCCAGCGCTTAAGCTTCCCGGTAACGTCATTCGCCCCCGCCTCAGGCTGGGATTCCCAAGGACGAAAAGGAAGCTCAACGTGAGCGGATACGTACCAAACCCGCCTAAGGGCTACCGCAACAGCGGCGTAGAACCTGTTGATATACATGCCCAGCGTTGGACGGAATACGACGACCTCCCACCGAAGGAAGACGCCAAGCCCAACACTGTTGGCTGTGTGTTCGCAAAGAGCTGCGACCTTCCTGACGGTGTGATCGACCACAAGAAACCAGCCGGGTTTATCCCTGTCGAGAAGGTGGCCAACTACGGCGAGTTTGCCATTCTTGGTGGCCGTGAAACGGATGCAGACGGGAACATCCCCCTAAAGAAAATCAGCGGTAGTGCCCTACCCACTGCACTGGGAACACTCATGTTGGGTAAGGCTGCCGTCGCTGCCAGTTCGTCCTGTGGCGCTTTGTGTACTGCTGGCGCTGCAGGTGTTGCAACGGAGACTGCTGCTGCAACAGGAGTCGGTGCCGGAGCAGGCACTGGTGTTGTGACTGCTGGCGTAGTTGCCGGGTTCTTGGGAGGAATGGTTGCGATGTTGTGGACATCGAGCTTGGGCGATAGCTCCTTATATACCGAGGATCAACTTCGCTCACTCCAGCAAGCTCGAACGCGTGTCCGTCTGCACATTGAACAACAGGCCGATGGCACCCTAAAGGGATACGGGTACAACACTCAGAAGCGCGGCGAATGGGAAATGATTCCCGTAGTGGGGTTTGTTGTTCAAGACGCCAAGCAAGTGGCGGACTTTGGCGACGGTGTGACACTGATATGGACGCCAGCCGTTGACCCATCCAGCACGTCAGGAATCCCGCCGTTAGAGGGCGCCCCCCAAGCACCTCAGATTTGGATTTATCCGCCTACAGAACAGGCAGATAACATCATCGTCAACCCGATCTATCCACCAGAGTACAAGGACTTCATCCTTGTGTTCCCGGCTGGCTCTGGTGTGCAGCCGTTGTACATCGTGATGAATGTTCGCAAGACCCCGGGCACCGTCACAGGACAAGGCGAGGATGTAGCTGGTATCTGGCTTATCGGGGCGAGTTCGGGAGTAGGAGTTCCAATTCCTAAAGAAGTGGCGGATGCACTGAGAGGGCGAGATTTCAAAAGCTTCGATAAATTCAGATCCGCACTTTGGGAAGCGGTTTCAGAATCGGCTGCGGCTGATCAGTTCATCAAGCAGAACGTCAGCCGTATGCGCACAGGCAGAGCCCCAAGGGTAAGAGAAGCCGACAGCGTGGGAGGAAGACTGTCCTATGAGCTACACCATCTCGAAAAAGTATCAGAGGGTGGCGGCGTCTACGACGTTGATAACCTGAGGGTAAACACGCCAAGAAACCACATTGATCTTCATCGGAACGAATAGGCCAACACATGACAGACACATTGCTGAAAAACAGCTTCTCTGAGTACACCGAAGCGGAGTTCATCGGGCTGCTAGAAGAACTCGCCAAGGAAGACGAAGAAGCCGAGAACGATGATCGTGCAGACCTACTTCTTCTGCATTTCAAGAAGATCAGCCAGCACCCAGCGGGGTCAGACTTGATCTACTATCCGGAGCCCGGAGCAGATAACTCCCCCGAGGGCGTGACGCAGATTGTGAAGGCGTGGCGTGCTGACCAGGGCTTACCTGGTTTTAAAGGCGAGTAAACAACTCTATGCACCGAGGGTGATATACGGGCAGGGTGAGCCAGATCGGCGCCGTTGCCCGGAGCAAATCAATAACCGCTAGAACAGCCCCCCCAATGCTGCCGGCTCCCAGTTCATGATCACCAATTCCCCACTCACCTCGGCTTTACCCTGACGCTGGTTGGTATTGCAGTAACGGATGTCTAGCGTCTCGAAGTGAAAGCCGTCAAACACGCGCCGGATATCAGGGTGGTCGTTGATGCTGACCATCACCTTGCCTTTGCAGCGGCGCATGAAGCCAGCCATCCGTTCGTAGTTCTCGAACGGAAAGTCCACGCCATAGCCGGCGGTCTGCCAGTAAGGCGGGTCCATGTAATGAAAGGTGTGTGCACGGTCATAGCGCTCCGCGCATTCAAGCCAAGGAAGGTGTTCGACATAGGTGCCAGACAGGCGCTGCCAGGCGGCCGAGAGATTTTCCTCGATCCGTAAAAGGTTGATGGCCGGGCCGGTGGTGGCGGTACCGAACGTTTGCCCGGTGACCTTGCCGGCGAAGGCATGGTGCTGCAAGTAGAAGAACCGGGCCGCGCGCTGGATGTCGGTGAGGGTTTCGGGGCGGGTCATCTTCTGCCACTCGAACACCTGGCGTGAACTGAGCGCCCATTTGAATTGGCGCACAAATTCTTCCAAGTGGTTCTGCACGACGCGGTACAGAGTCACCAGGTCGCCATTGATGTCGTTGAGGACTTCAACCGGCGCGGCCTGGGGTCGCATGAAGTACAGCGCGGCACCGCCGGCAAAGACTTCAACGTAGCATTCGTGCGGTGGGAAGAGAGGAATGAGGCGGTCGGCCAGGCGGCGTTTGCCGCCCATCCAAGGGATGATGGGTGTAGACATAGAGAGCAAGACCTTTACTGTATGGATAAACAGGTGCTAGGCTCGCCGCGCTTCGTGCACGGAGTAAGAGCCTTGGCTGGACTTGCAGGGCCAATCTGCAGGGACGGCGGTCGGGTTGGATGTTGACGCATCCACCCCAGCCGCTCTTTTTACTTCGGTGTTGAGACTTCTTTGGCATAGGCCTGACAGGCCGCCAGGGCGATCAGTCCTTGGTCGCCGGCATCGGTGATGCCGATAATTCGTTGAGCATGCGCTGGGTCAAGTTGGGCTCTTGTGGCGCCATGAACCACGCCGCCGGCGGTGGTGGTGGCTGGCACTGAGTCGTTACCAGTGACAGCGGTGGCGTCGAGTAGGACTGACAGGCGCAGATCAGCAGTGGCAAGGCGGTCGCGCAGGCGACCTTGATCACGTTGGGCATCGTTCAAGACTCGGTAATGGGTTTGTTCACTCGCGGTGAGTCGTTGTTCCAGCGCAAGGCGCTTGTCCTGCTCGGCCTGTTGTTGCGTGGCGGCGACCTGGGTCAGCTGATTCAACGTCTCAGCCTGTAATCGGACTTGCTCCGCCAGCTGCCGGCCATAACGCCAATCCTGAACCTGCCAGGCCAGCGCGGCCGATCCGCCGGCCAATGCGGCCAGCAGCACACCGCTGGCCAGCAGCCGATACGGTGCTGGGATCAAGTCGACGAGACGCATAGCACTGCCCTCGCCCGGCCCCACAACTCCAGTCGATCCGCCAGGCCATTGAGGCCGCCGTTGATCTTGCGAGTGATCGCGTCGAACTCATCCCGATCCGCCAGGGCATTCAGCTCACGCACCCACCAGAACCACGCAGCCGACTCGGCAGCCCATTGCGGCAGCTCGAGCAGCTCAGGGGTGCGCAGCAATCGCTCGTCGCCAAACAAGGCCAGGCTGCAGCGCAGGTAATTGTTATGGCCGGTGATCTGAATCAGGCCACGACCGCGATAGCGCTGGCCATCGCCGTCCGCTGCCGGTGTGTTGCCCAGATTCGCAGCCAGGTTGCCGGTGTCGTACTTGCTCAGGTACTGATCGCCGCCCAGCTCGCGGACGTACTGCAGTTGTCCCGACTCGTGACCGACCTGCGCCAGGAACGCTGCCTGGCGTTTCGGCGTGTTGATCTGTCGGTGAACCATCGCCGCATTGAGCGCGGATACAAAAACGCCCGCTTGGCGGCGGGCGTTGGGCATGATGCGTTGCAGCTGTTGTTCGGTGACGGACATAAAAACTCCAGACATAAAAAAGCCGCACTCAGGCGGCGATGGGATGCGCTACAGCTTCTCGACGCTCACTACCTTGAGCGGCTTTTTCTCCTTCTTTTTCTTACCTTTGGATTTGCCTTGTTTGCCGGCATTGCACTCGACCGTGGTCGACCAGCCGGATTGGGTAAACACCTGCTCGACCGAATCTGCCAGGTACTCGCCATCGAGGCCGACTTTAAAGCCCTGAGCGTTGATCGGGCGCTCGGCAAAGATGTCCGTCCGGCCGGGCATCTCCAGCCGCACATCGGCGGTCGAGCGATTGAACGCCGCTAATCGCGCCTTGGCGGCCGATTCGGCGGCGCTCTTGTTCGGGTAGATATGCCGGTCGGTGTGCACCGCCGGCAAGCCATCCGGTGCGTCGTCGTTGTCGATGGTGACCACGGCGAGCTTGCCGTTTTTCTTGTCCTGATGCTTGGTCGCCACGGCCTTGTGCGAGTTGCGATCGCCGAGGCTGAACTGCCAGCGACTGAGGTCGCTTTTCGTCAGCGTGATTGCGCCGAACGTCTTGCCGCTGGCGGTCTGGCCACCTTGACGCGGCATCACCAACAGCTTGCCGTCGGCGACCTTGGCCGTGCAGTCGTATTGCTTGGCCAAGCGCGTGATGAAATTAAAATCGGACTCGTTGAGCTGATCCACCCGGGCAACTTTCGTCGTCACTGGACACACCGGTTGCCAGCCGTTGCGCGCGGCGATGTCGGCCACGATCTTCGACAGCGGCACGTCCTCCCAGCTTCCGCTACGGATGGTTTTGCCACTGCCGCGCATGTCGCTGGCCTTGCCCTTGATCACAATCGTATCCGGCGGACCCGACACCTCGACCGTGTCCACTGCGTAACGCCCCAGACGCGCCAAGGACGTTTCGACATAGCCCAGGTAGATCTCGATTGAGCTGCCACGCCGAGGCAACTGCACCTGGCCGTCACGGTCATCGATGCGCAATTCAAACTCGTCGGAGTCCATGCCCGGCTTGTCAGAGGTACGCAGCAACAACAGCCGATCATTGATCAGCGCCGTGATATCGGCGCCGTCGGCCACGATTCGAAAAGTGGGAGTCATGAATTTTTTCCGAAAAAAAACCCGCACAGGGCGGGTTTTGAAGGGGGTGTAACTGCAAGTGCTGCAAGTGCTACACAGGAACTATAGTCGATCAATTCCAGAGTGCGATGCCGTCTTCGGTCGGGCTGGGCAGATCCGGCAGCACAATCACCACACCGGTGCGATAGGGCTGGGGCTCGTCCGCCAGCCCCTGATTGGCATCAAGCACCGCCTCGGTGCTGCCGTTCAGATGGCCATAAACGTTATGGCAAATGACATCGAGCATGTCGCCATCAGACGTTCTGCATGTCGTCGCCATAGCGCGCAAACTCCAGAGTGAACCCTTGTTTACGAGGAATCCCGCCGTGCAAAAGCGCGCCTTGTTCCTCGTTGATGTTCTTCAAGCACCAGGTACCGATCACCTCGCCATAGCCCGTGGTCAAGGTCAGCGGCTGCAACCTGGCGCCGATGGTGCGCAAGGTGTCGAGCTGCTTGAGGCCACCCTTGAAGCCCGGGTAAATCGTTCCTTTGAGCGTGAGCTTTTCCTCGCCCATGCCCACGGCCTGTTGCGCCGGGCGACGTGACAGTCGCTCCTGGGAAGCCCAGCGGAATTCGGTCGAGCGGCTCAGCTCGTCGAAGGCCGCTGTGTCCAGGTTGAAGTAATAGGGCTGAATCTTCGGGTCGCGAGGCTGGATGATCAGCAAGTGCGGGAACGGCTTCACCGCTTCCGGCGCCGGTGTCGCATCCACAGCAAAGGAACTGGTGGGCACGATATTGGCCAACGATGGGCTGACCTTGCCGGCGATGTTATTGACCGCCGTCGCCGCCTTGCCCGCCTGTTCCTTCAGCGTCCCCAACCGATCCTGGACTTCGGCGGCGGCCCGAGTCGCACGACCGTACACCGCCACCACCTGGCCGACCTTGGCCTGTGCCGCATCCACGCCACGCATCACCCGCTGCAGCTTGGCGCCAATCGCCGGTCCCACGAACGGGATGTTTTCCAGCTCCGACGCGGCGCCGGTGATTTCACTGATCGCTCCGTTGACCGGACCCAGCATGCCGTCTGCACTGCGCCGCCCGGCTTCCCCCGCCTCGACCAGGTACTTGAGGCCTGATTGCAGCTGCTCCATATAAGCCATTAGGCCTCCTTACACGTGAGGTTCGTCGTACAGCTTGGCGGCATTTTGTTTCGCCGCATCTGCCATCATGAGTCGCATGTGCGGCATCAAATCCTGAGCCAGGCGTTGCGGGTCTTTGACGTCCCCTTGCACCGTGACCGGCATGTTCAGCGAGTACTGAAACTGCTGATCCACCTTGGACAGCGCCGGCTTCTCCGGCTCCTTGGGCTGAATGGCCACAGCCGCCGGCTTGGTCGTCGCCTGTACCGCCATGGCGCGAGCGACGTCGCCCAGCGCCGGGCCTTGCGGTGCCGGCGCCTGAGCCATCAGCAACGCGCCGGAACCGTTCGCCTTATTGCCCTGATCGGTCACGCCATGGAGCGGCTGAGTCAAGGCGGCCAAACTGGGGACCGCCGGACCAGGGCGAGGCCCCATCAGCAACGGCGTCACCAACGGTGCCGGCTTGCTGTCCGGTTTTTCCTCGGGCTTGTCATCTTCGCCACCAAACAGCGACTTACCCAACGAACCGCCCAACGCGGCGCCGCCCTGACTGCCAAGGTAGGCACCGATCAAGCCGCCGATGGCGGTGCCAATGATTGGCACCACCGAACCAATGGCCGCACCTGCTGCAGCGCCAGCCATGGTGCCGGCCAGATTGCCGGCGGCCGCGCCATAACCTTCGGCCTTTTCGTCCTGGGTCTTGGCGTTCTCGTAAGTCTCGAACGCCATGGCACCAGCTTCCATCAGCGAGCCGCCGGGGATCATCTTGGCGGCTTTGCCGACCTTGCCGACCGCTTGCACGACTCCACCCAACCTGGCCATCGCCCCAGCCGGAACCGGTACCGGAGGAATCGGCGGACGGGGAATAGGAACCGGCGGACGTGGCACTGGCACCGGAGGCCGTGGCCCCGGAATAGGCGAGCGCGAAGAACCACCAAGCCGAGACGATCCGGCCCGGCGGCGCGAAGGCGTGCGCCTGGAGCCGCGACCACGTCGGCGCGTTTCACCAGGGCCTTCAGCAGCGCCACCGATGGCCCCCGCGTTAACCACGAAAACCTTCTTGACGCCGTCGTCATCTGAGCCCGCCCCGCCGTCGTCATCGCTGCCTGAGGCCGCTTCCTTCGCCAGCGAAACCACCTTGAGGCCGGTCGCGACCAGGTCGAATTTGCCGGCTTTTTCGCCGTCTTTGCCGTCCGTTTTATCGTCGCCGTCGTCGCCATCGGCGGACTCGCCCTTAAACGCTGCCACTGCCTTGAGCCCGGTCTCTACCAGCGACAGCGCTTTGCCGGCTTTGCCCTTCGGCTCGGCGTCCTTGCCATCGCTGTCGCCATCGGCGCCGTCCTTGGAATTGGTGACAAAGACCTTTTGCACTTCACCGGCCTTACCACCCTTCCCGCCCAACGTGCCGCGCGCCAAGTTGAACAACCCTTTGCCCATCTTGAACGAACTGAACAGCCCCTGAAGCGTGATCAATCCACCACCGACCAACGCGATCCCCGTCACCACACCCGGCGCGCTATCCGACATCGAGGTGATGCTTTTGGTGATCTTGGTCAGCGCCTCGGCCACAGTGTCCGTGACCGGCCGCAGGGCATCACCGATGCTGCGCATGGCGTCATCCATCGACTGCGCCATTTCGGCCCACTTCTGCGACGACGATTCACGCCGCTCGCTGAGGTTTTTGTCGAGGATGCCCGTGGCATCACGCGAATCGTTTTTCAGCTGGCTGTACAACGCCTTGTTCTGCATGAAGGCCGACAGCGCGGCCTTGACCTGCATGTCAGCGAACAGGTCGCCGGTACGCAGGGATTCCTCCAGGGAGGCCATCATGGCTTTGGCTTTCTCCGGATCCGCTTCCTTGCTGATCTTGGCCGTCGCTTCGGCCATGGCTGCCGCCCTTTTCGGATCGGTGGCTTGAATGTACTTCTGAGCCAACGCCATGCTGGTTTCCAGCGTGGACATCCCGTTTTGCAAACCGGTCTGCATCGAGCCCTTGTAGTCGATACCGGCCTTTTTGTAGGCCTGGACGGTATCCGTCGAGCCGATTTTGCCCATCCAGTTTTTCAGGTTGTTCGCCGCTTCATCCGAACTGCCGGCGGTCTTCATCTGCACCTGCAGCATGGCGCCCAGCTGCGTCACCGCATCCATGCCGGTGATCCCAATGCTGCCCATGTTGGCCAACAGTTCAGGGAACCACTTGGCCATGTCGGCCGCTTCAAAGCTGCCCGCCTGCCCTTGGTAAGCAATGGCCTCCAGCGCCTGCTGCATCTGTTTCGGGTCAGTGATCTTGGCGTTCTGTCCCAGGGCGTTGATCATCTTCGCCGTGTCGACACCGCTCGACCCCTGTCCCACGACAAACTTGGCCGCGACCGGTGCGTACTCCAGAGCCTTGCTCAATTCCATACCGGCGCCAACCAACTGGTTGACCACGTCGGCCACGTCGTTGCGCGCCATGCCGGTATCGCGCGAGGTATCGATGATCTTGCGCGACATCTCCTGTTCTTGTGGCTTGTTGGCAATCCCGGCCTTGATCGCGATGTCACGCACGATGGCGCCAAAGTCAGCACTGACCTTGGTCGGTACGGCCATGGCGCCGACACCGACCACCGCTGCACCGACTGCGCTTTTCATACCGGCCTTACCGGCATCGAGCTGTTGATAACCCTTGGCTTTAAACTCGGCTTTTTGGGCCGCCTGTCCCATGGACTGATAAGCCTTGCCCAGTCGGCCAACCTCGACGCCCTGCTTTTTCAAACTGTCGAGATTCGAATTCAACCGACTGAGCAGTTTGGATGCCCCGGCGGCACCACTATCGTGAGCCTTCTTCCATTCATCACGCAGGCGAATGGTGTCGCCAATCGTGCGCTGCAGTACGCGCGCCTTGTTGCCTTCCGCTTCGAGTCGCTTGATGCGCCCCGTCACGTCTTTGAACGCAGCACCGACCGTCGAACTGACGGCGCCGCCAATCACCAGCCCGAGGGCGATCTTGTTCGCCATGTCATGGCTCCCCGTTGCACAGCATTACCGGTAGCGGCTCAATCCGTGAGCCACCAGACCATCTCGGCAAATGGCATCGTCTGTATTTCGGCGGCGGAAAATCCGGTTTCCGCCGCCAGACGTTTCGCCGCCATTTTCATCACCCCGGGATCAAACCCCGTCGTCGTGCACCAGGCGAAAATAGCCGGCCTGCAAGCGGTAGTAGTCCACCAGTTTCAGGCCCTCCAGATCGGCGATGCTGACACCGGTCAACTCAGCAAACAAAGTCAGCTCGCGCTGCTCGGCATTGCCATTAGCCGCCCGATCCGCCGCCCGCACTTCGCGCACGGTTGGGGAACGAAGGTTCAACACATCAAGCTTTACCGAACTGACTTCGCTCGGGCACGACAGCGTCACCTGAACGTTGTCCGCCACGACCGTCAACCAGGCCGGCAGCACCGTCGGATCCGTGAGTTGCGGTACCAACCGCGAGTAACCTTCCTGCAGGCGGTGGTAGTCCAACAGCTTCAGGCCTTCAATGTCCTTGAGGCCCATCTCGGTCAGACCGGCAAACAACATCAGCTCGCGTTGTTCGGCATCCCCTTGCGCCGCCCGGTCGGCGGCACGTTCCTCGCGCAACGTCGGCGAGCGCAGGGTGACGGTATCGACCTGTACCCCGTTGGCTTCGCTGGGCCGCGAGAGGGTCACGACGGCGTGTGTGGCGGTGATCACCAGCCAGGACGGCAACGCTTTTTCAACTAGATTCATCATCTGGATCTCTTCCCTTAGAGGCCGAGCGCGGTGCGCACTTCGGCGAGCTGGTCTTTGCCGTCGATCACCTGAATGCCGGCGACCATGTCGATTTCGTACATCAGGCGTCCGTCGATTTCGAGCTTGTAGTAAGCGACCGCGATGGCGTGTTTGATCTCGGCCGGGTCACCGGCTTTCCAGTCGCCCAGATCGACCTCCTTGAGCCGGCCGCGCAGGGTGGCGACCACTGCCGTCACCGCCCCTTTTTGCCCCTTGAAGGCGCCACGGAAAGTGGCATTGAAGGCCGTGCCATCGGCCAGACCGTAGTACTTCAGCGACTCACGGCGCACGCCCTTGGTGACAAAGGACGCCTCCATTTTTTCCAGGCCTTGGTCCATCTCGATGGCGCCCGCCATGCCACCGCCGCGATACTCGTCGGTCTTGGTGGTCAGCTTGGGCAGCGTCAGGCTCGGCACATCACCGTTAAAGCTGATGCCGTCAACAAACAGGTTCGTGTTAAACAAAGTTTGAGGAATCATTCACTGTGCCCCTTAGGCTGCTTCAAGAACTTCGGTCATCCACTGATCGGTGACTTCGAAAAGGAAATTCGGGTTTTCGGCCGGCGGCACGTCGGTAAAGCGAATGCGCCAATAGACTTTGCCCTGGGCAATCTGGCTGGCCGTGTTCAGCTCGGTGTCCGGGTACACCTCGAAATTGATGATCGCGCCCTGGGCTTTCAGGTCGCGCATGAACGCTTCCAGGCCGTCAGTCACATCCTTGACGTAGGTCTTCGTGATCGAGCGGTCAACGGCCCACTTGTGACCGGCCTGCACCGCATCCATGAGGATGAACAGCGTGCGAACGCGGGTGACAAACGCCCATTTCGGATCGCTGGACAGCGTGCGGTTGCCCCACAGGCGATAGCCGTCGTCGCGGATGATCGTGGTGATATTGGCGTTATTCAGCAGGTTGGCCCGGCACGTCTCGTCGCCATCCAGATACTCGACGGCGCGGGTCGTGCCGGTGATGCCGGTGAACTCTTTGTTCGAAGGCGACGCCCAGAAGCCATATTCCGCATCGGTCCAGGCGAACAGGCCCGCCGCCCAAGCCGAACCCGGCGCGTCCACCGTTTTGCTAAGGGTGGTGTCCCAGTACTGCACGCCCGGATCAACCATGAACAGGTTGCGACTGCCGAAGTTATCGGCGTAAGCCATAGCGGCCTCATCGGTGGTCCCAGGCCCGTCGATAATGCCAATGGCGCGCAGCTTCTGCGCCAGGCCATCGAGCGCCGTAGCCACCGCCTGAGTGGCGGTGTGACCCGGGGCAATCAACAGCCGCGGCTGAGCGTTGAACAGGCTTTTGCCATCAAGCAAGGCCTGTAGGCCGGTGCGCTTACCGGAAGCCAGAACCCCGCCAATGATCGCCGAGGTTTGCAGCGCCGCGTCTTCCAGCTTGGGTACGCCGATGGCAACGATCACCGCCTTGGCCTTGGTGTAGATCGCCTGACAGGCCTTGGTAATCGCCGAATCAGGACCGAAGGCCGCAATGGCTTCGCGTTCGGTGGTGATCAACTTCAACTCACCGGCCAGCGCCGTGCCGCCACCGAGAGCGCCGGGGGTGAAGGTGTCGCACAGCCCGATAATGGAAGACGACGGCAAGGAAATGGTGCGCGCGCCGGTCTTGATATCGGTGGTGGTGACGCCGTGAAAGAAACTCATAACGTTCAATCTCCAGAAACGAAAAAGCCCCGCATAAGCGAGGCTGTGAGGGGTGTTCGTGTTACGCGTAACGGAAAAGAAAACGCCCCGTCAGTGCGGGGCGTTTATTGAAGCGGGCCGGTCAGCCAACCCGGGGCAACCGGTCGGTGATCCACCAACGGAAACTCAGCCCCTTGCGGCCAGTTGCGCAACTGGCGCCGGTAGGCCTGCAACTCGGTGTATTGCTCAGCCGTAAGCGTGGTCGGCTCGCCGCTTTCCAGCTCGTCCCGATGCCTTGAAACAAGCGAGTCAGTCGGAATCATTTGCGCATTCCGCCAACTTCGCTCCATCGCTTCCAACTGCTCTTTTTCAAACGGTGGCGGATCGATCAACACCGGATAGCCATCTTCCCCCCAAGTAATAACCTTGCCGACCGACTGCCCCGCCATCAACTCAGCGTGGTACTCGGCAGAGATTTCAATCACGTCATCCGGCATATAAGTGTGAATAGACACGTCGTAAAAACCGAGAGTAGATTTGGAAGCGAACATAGATTTTCTCCTTAGTAGCCCAAAGCGATCCAGCGGACCGTCTGTGCGACGGTGTAACTATTGAAAAGGGAAATCTGGGCAAGCGGAGATGACCCTGGTCCCGTCCCGATAGAGCCGTTAGGAGGGGCGGTAGCAGCCCAGCTTGCGGCGACTTGAAACAGTCCATTTGGCCAGGCGATTGGCAGCGTCTGGTTGGTCAGGACGTTGTTAGCCGCTACGCTTGCTACCCCCCACTGCACAATCAGTCCACTCGGCAGCTTCTGATGGCCGCTGGCCGCAAGCAATGCCTTTCCGCTACCGCCAAATACACGGTACTGGGCGCCAACGACCACAAACTGGCTGACGTTTGAATCAGCTATTGAGGCGCTGGCGACTGGCAAACCAACGTTAGGGCCAGAAAATGAGCCGGACGTAGCGCCCGTACAAGTGATTGTCCCGAAAGAACCAATCGCCTCGATAGTGAACATGGTTCCCAGCGGCAGAGTGCTTGGGTCCGGCAGCGTGATCGTTCCGGGGTTGTTAATGATGATGTATTTCCCCGCAGAGGATGCAGGGATGGTCACCGATCCAGATAATAAGGAATACCCAGACATACCGCCTAGCGATTGCTTCACAAACTCCGTCGTAGCGAGTTTCGTGGTGCTATCGAACTGTAGCTGTGTCGTCCAGTTGGGGCCAGACATAACGGCGGCATACTTGAGGGCCACGGACCCGCCACGCAAGCGCCAGGCGCCTGACACTTTCACGAACTCGGCGTTATCCCCCATGCCCAAGACGACGGGTATCACTCCGGCGAGCTGAGACGCCAACACATCCAGCCCGGCCGCCAGAACAGTTACCGCACCGGCCCCAGCGTTCACCACCTCGACCGACGCCCCCTCAGGAACCCCGGCGGTAGGCGGCAACGTGATGTTGATCGGTGTAGCGGATGCGCCGGCCACAATCCCGCCAATACTTGAAGCACCCAACGCGGTGCTGGCCGTAAGTGGCGCGAAGCCCGAATACTCAACGCCCATCCGCTTGGCAAAGGCGGTGCTCACCAGCCTGAGCGAGCTGTCGAACTGGGGCGGGGTTAGTGCCGTTGGAGCGCCCAGAAAGGCCGGGGAGTTGATCGGCGCATAACCCTGAGTGACGTCCTGAAATGTCAGGGCCGTGGCGCCCAGGACAATCACCCCATCCGTGACCAATTGCCAGCGGGTGTCGGCCAGCGTGGCGCCCTGCTCGACCGACACCAGCAGCGCCGAGGTCACTTCGGCATTGGTGTCGGCATCTGCTGCCCGCGCCCACACGCCCGCTGCCGCGACATACAGGCCGTTGTCCTTGGCCACGGTCTGGCTTTTCACCAGCACCCGATCGCCCGCCACCAGGGCGACCGTGTCGATGGTCTGAAGCCCCGCCAACGCGATGTTGGCCGTGGTGGCCACGCGCACCGACTGCTTGTTGTCGAGCTTATAAAGCTCTTCCGTGATCCGCAGATCAACATACTCGCGTGTCGCCAGCACCACGGCCGGGTCAATCTTGAGCGTGATGTTGCCGGTGCTGGACACGATGAAATTCATCCGCACCACTTGCGTGCGGCCGGAACCTTGCGACAGCAATGGCTTGAAGCTCGGCGCGCAGTTGGCCACCGCCACCAGATCGCCGTCCGCGTCGTACAAACCGATTTCGCGAATCCAGCGCCCACCCTCGTCGGCCGGGATAATCTGCTCGGCGATAATCACCGCCGCGTTGACCGGGTCCATCCGAAGCTGATTCAGCGGACGGCGGCGCCATTCGTTTATCAGTTTGGTTTGCAGGCGATCCGGGATCGGGTCGGTGCCGTTGGCATCCCCCAAGCCCATTTCGGTGATCTTCCAGGGCACACCGAGCGCGTCGGCGTTCGCCTGCTTGGCCTCCCCCACTTTCGTGAGGATGGCGAAAAACTGTGAATTCAGATCAACCATGGTAAATATCCAGAGTGTCTATCGAGTGTTCACGCCCGACCACGCCGATGGTCCCGGTGACCTCGATGTCACGCATGACCGGCGGGTAAACGTCGATTTCGTCGCCCTCGTACAGGGCAACCCTGATGTTCAAAAGACCTTGTGTTTCGAGGCTGATCGCCAGCCCCGTCAGATGCCGGGTGACGGGCTTGGCGTCGTCAATTAGCCGCTCCAGCTCCTGATACATTTCCTCAGTGATGCCGGTATCGAGAACGCCGACCTTCAGCGCGAAGGTGCCCGGGATGCCTTCCGGCACCATCTTGAACCACTCGATGATTTCGATCAGATAGCCCAGGGGCTCGACCACCCGACGCAACGCGCCGATGGTCCCCTTGTGGGCATGGATGTAATAAGACGCCTTAATGGCGGCGCGCTTGGTCGCTTCGGTCCATCGGTAGTCCCAACGATCCACCGACCACGCCCACGCCAGATGCGGCAGCAGATGCACCGGACAGGTATCGGCGTTGTAGAGGTCGCGCAGCGGGACAATCGTTTTCTCGAAGAACGTGGCCTCCATGGCCCGTTCCAGTTGCGTGCTGTTGATCGGCAGTAGGCTTTTCATGTCAGCCCGCCAGCGTCACGGTGTAGCCCGTACAGAACGCCGCCTGCGCCTTGGTCGGGGCCAAGTCCTGCCAGCCGACCAGCTCAACCCGGGAAACGCCGGCAACGTGCAACTGAGCGTCTACGCCGGAGCGCGCCACCTCAACGCCCAGCCGTTTGCGCGGATTGATCCAGGCCGCCAATCGACTTTTCGCCTCGGCCAAACTGGCATCCGCTTCGGGGCCGGCGCTGGCCATGTGCAGAATCGCGGTGATTTGGTAAGGGATCACCTGGGCGCTCTGCACCGTCACCCGATCGCACACCGGCCGCACGTCGTCATCATTCAGCGCGGTGGCCACCGTGGCCAGCAGCTCCGGCGGCGCCACGCCCTGCCCGTCCAACCCCAGCACCGTTACCGTAACGAAACACGGCGCCGGGCTTTCGGCCGTGGCATCCGCCACCAACCCCGAGGCGTTACGCGCATGCAGGATGTAGCTGTTACGCGGGCCGGCCGTGGTTAGCCCCTCATAGGCCAACTGGATGCGCTCGCGAAACGGGTCGTCGTCTTCTTTGACTTCCGGCACCGGTGGCACCGCCAGCAGATCCTCGGCCTGAATGACCAGGCGCTTGAGATTGACGTTCGCGCCCAGGTGATCAAGATCACCCTTGATGGCGTGCGCCAGCAAGACCGCTTTGCCGGCATCATTGACCCGGGCACGGTTGACGACCTTGATGTACGCGCCGACCTCCAGCACCTTGACCACCGGATCACTTTCCAGCGCGGCGGTCCAGTTGCCGCCCATGTACCCGCGAAAGACGCCAAGGTTTTCCTGATAAGTCTCTTCGAAGTCCAGCGGCTCCAACACAGTCGGCGCCGGCAACGACGACAGATCCACGATACTCATACGGCTACCTCCAACGTGACGCCGTCGCCCAGGTACTGCCCGACGATCTTCAGGTTGATTTGCCCGCCGATCACGGACATGACTCGCACCTGATCCAGTTTCAAACGCGGCTCCCAGCGCCCCAGAGCGCGAGCGACTTCCGCCTGTACGGCGCTTTTCCAGCCTTCATTAACGGGCAGGTCAACAAACCGCCGCAGCTTGCTGCCGTACTGCATCCGGTGCCGGCGACTGCCTAACGGCGTACCCAGAATGTCGGCGATGGATTGGCGCAAGTGCGCGATGCCGGAAATGGGCAGGCCGGTCTGGCGGTCCATTCCGATCATCTACATCACTCCTTCAGCGGCTTAAATTCGGCGTGGGCCTTCAGGAAGGCGACGGCCTCGGTATCGGTTGGCAGCACTTCGGCCAGCCCCTTGGCCACCGGCAGCGTACGGCCGCTGGCTGGAATGATCAGGGTGCGCGACGTGTAAACCTGATCGCAGAATTTCAGCAGCTCGGGTGTCGCCGATGCAGTAAGCAGCAGCGGTTCCCGCATCGGTGAGGCGAACGCTGGTTCGTCGGAGACAAGTGTGTCGACGTTCTTGGCCATGTTTTCTCCAGGTATGAAAAAGCCCGCACTGGGCGGGCTGTCGTGGATTGAAATTAATGCGTGTGGTGGTTGCTGTTACCGCCGGCATCGATGATCGCGCCGGCACTGGTGATGCCCTTCGTGACGTGCAACGCCCCGTCGATGGTCACCGCTGCTTTTAGGTTGATGTTGCCTGTGGTCACGTTCACGGCGCTGTCCGTGATGACCGCTTCCGTGCTGGCGACTTTGATGGTCACCGTACCGCTCGGCAGGGTGATGCTGTAGCTCTTGGCCTGCCAGTCGTAGATCAGCGAACCGCCATCATCAAAGCGCCAGACTTCCACATGATCGCGGTTATCCGGCGGAGGGCCAGCGTTACCGTACAAGCCAGGGATAAACGTGCCTTGTCCCACGTCACCGCTGGCACTAACCAGTGTCCCCTGCTCGCCCATGGACGGCGCACGCCAGTGCCTGGCTTTACCAGCCGCGATGCTGTGCCAGCGCACCCAAGCGCTGATCCATTCGCCATCCGAGACGCGGCACACCGGTGGCGATGCGGCCAAGTCCACCGCCACCACATAACAAGCCTTGACCACCCCGGCGAGCATGCGGTCATGCTGGGCGCTGGCGTAGCTGCTCACATGTCCTCCGCTGGCACAAAGTCCGCTTTGACGTCTTCGTTAAACCCAAACAGCAGCATGCCCGGTGGCTGATCAGGCCAAGGCCACTCCTCGGGGCCGACGTACACCTGCTGCGTCCATTCCACCAGCCAGACGGTGTAACCATCCAGCGCCGGCTGCGTCCAGTCCTGCAGGGCCTGAACGAACTCGGCGGGCTCGACAGGCAACCCCCAGGTCTGTGTCCGCAGCAACACCGCAAGCTGAGTCGCTAGTTGCACCGCCTGCTGCTGATGAAGGGGCCGGATCGGGTCGACGATGATGCGTGCCTCGAACTTGCAGACCAACGTGGTTTCGCCCGTGCCGATATCGACACCCGGCTCAATCTCGGCCAGTTCCAAAAACACCGCTGGCAATGCGATGCGATCTTCGATGTTCGGCCAGGCACTCACGGTCTGAACCCCCGGCAGATGGGTCACCAGGTGGTGCTCGATAGCCTGGTAAAGCTGATCCAGGCTAAAAGGTTCGTCCGCCATTAAGCGATCCTCTTGAGGTATTTCTGCAGCTCAAAGTTGAGCTCCTGTTTGAGAATCACCAGCAGGATCTCATCGGCCTTTTGCACCCAACTATTGAAGTGCGGTCGAGCCTGCTCAAGCGAGACTTTGGCCTTGGCCAGGGGAAAGCGACTGCCGTGTTCCGCGACCCACCCCGAACTCGGCCCACGACCGGGTGACACCGTGCTATCGGGATAATCGTCCGCGTTGAAGTGCTTGCTCGCGGTGCGAATCCAGATGTCCGGCTTGTTGCCGTAGACCTTTTTCAAGAACGCGCCCTGGTAACGTCGACCGGCCACCGACACGCCGCTGCCAGTCTGTCGTGCGCGGCCGATCCGGCTGGACTCGATGGCGTTCAAACCAAACCACAACTTGCCGCTCGACGCCCCCCCGGACACCGGATAACTGCGCAACCGTTGACGCACCGCCGCGACGGCGATGCGCTCCTGCCGACTGACGGCCCGGGCGATGTGCGTGCGTAACCTTCCCAATGTCTTGTTGATCGCGCGGCGGTGCGCCGTTGCCGCCGCCTTGGGCACCAACTTGGCAAAGTCCTGAAACGCTTGCAGGTCTGTGGCCGACGACTGAATGGAGATCATCCCGCCGCCGGCCGAGGGTTTGAAATGGCTACCGACACTCATGGGCGTAACCTCAGGATCAAAGCGACCAGACCGTCGCCGCCCGGTTCCAGCTGCAGCAGGTCGTAATCGCCACCGCCATCCAAGGCCGGCAAATCGATGCTGACCAGCAGCCCGCGCACAAGGCCGTGCGAATCGCTGACGCGAATCTCAAACCGAGGCTCACGTAAGCCCGTATTGAGCTTGCCGAGCTTCGGCTGCAACCAGGGCGCGGCAAACATGCCGAACACCGGTTCTTCGCGACCCTCGATCCGAGCCGTGTCGCCCAGCGTTTCGAACACCACCGCGTCGACCTCGGCGATCAGATCGCGAAAACTCACGGTCAGAGCTCCAGCAGGATCTGGGCGCGCGGTCGGGTGCACAGGTGCAACGGGTTCGACTGGGCTTCACCGGCCATGCCTTTGTTGAACGGCAGCGGCTCGATCATGCTGTAGTACGGGATGCCCTGAGTGTTGACCGTTTCCATGTAGTCCGCCGGAGCAAACACCGAGATGTACAGATCAGGCACACCCTCAGGGACCAGCAACGCTTTGTCGTCGTGGACGAAAGACACACCGGCCACTTTGCCACGGTAGCGTTCCCAGGTAATGCCGCCGAACTCGAAGCTCTCCCGGGCGTCACCACGCAAGGCCGCTGCCTGCTGGCTGTTGAGATATGTTTTCTCGACCGCATCGTGAACGATCAGACTGTTCCAAAAATTCTTGCCGCAGAAAGCGCGAGAACTGGTGCTGGTCACGCTGCCGAGCGCATCCTCCTGCATATCCAGTGCTTCAACGCATTTAACACGCAGTTTTGTTTTCTCGTCAGCCAATCCCATCGACAGTGTCTGACGCTGCACACCGAAGCGATCGTAGATATTCAATAGCGGTGTCCGGCCATCGGCATCGAGAATCAAACCATTCAGTGCGCCCATGCGCTGGAACTCGTGGGTCGCGTCCAACTGACGACGCGCTTTGGCCAAACGGGTGTTGACCACATCCTGCACCGCCTGCAACTCGGTGCGCGTACCAAAGGCGCGAATGCCCTGGATCTCGTCAGCCTTGATGGTGAAGCGTTCCGGCAGGTGCACGGTGTTGAACGGGATCAGGTTGCGCTTGCTGGCTGCGACTACCAGGCCAGAGCTACCGCGTTCACCCGCCGGTACCAGCGCCAGGGTGTCGCCGTCCTTTTCGATCTGGACGGTCAGGGTGGTGATGCCCTCCTCACGGAACAGACCCAGGGCGCTGATGCGTCCCGGCAGGTAGGGTTGATCGTTGAGTGCAGCGGTCAACGCGGTCACGGTAAACGCTTCGTCGTCAAAAATGGCGATCTCGGCCATGGGTACTCTCCAGAAATGAAAAAACCCGCTCAGGGCGGGTTGGGTAAACGTGACTAAAGGTCCTAGCGGACGATCAGGAAATGGGTGGCCAGGTCTTTTTCGGCCTCAGGGTCCAGCCCGGTCAGGTGCACTTCGCTGACCTCCGCCATGCGCACCACGGCGCGACCACGACGCACGATGTCCGACTCGCCCAACGGCCCGTAAAGGATCGCCACAGCAGATTGGGTGCCGTCTTCGGCAGCTGGGGCATACGGCGCAAACTCGCCCGTGGCCGTCACCAGACCGAGGACTTGACCCGGGTTCAGCGCAGGGCCGGCAGCGACATTGATCGTTTCCCGCGAAATGTGCCCGGCGCCTTCGGACAGCAGAAACTCACCCGCGTGGATCGGCTCTTTTTTGATGGTCATGCTCTTGCTCCTTTCGCGCCGTGCGCGGTTCCAGATTGAGCCGCTTGTCGCGAAGCCCAGATCGAGGTGGGGTCAGGTTGTTTGGCCAGCACTTTGGGTGCCGGGTCGTTGTCCAGCGGCAGGCTGTTGTCGATTTCAAAGCCCTTGCCGCTGGTGACAATCTTGTCGAACAGGCGCGCGCGAACCGCTGCAGCATCCAGCCCCGCCGCGACGTATTCGGCGCTGAACTCCGGCAAGCGGGCCGCCACGCAGAGGTCATTCACCGCCTTGGCGCGGGCCAAGCCGGCCAGAACGATCTCCTCGCTTTCAAGCTGGGTCGAACTGAGCAGCGGTGCGACCAGGTTGCTGATGCCGCCTTCCGCGCAGCGCTGGGTGATCATCAGGGCCAGCTTGGCCGAATCGACTACTGGCGGCACCAGCGGCGGTTCGATTGGTTCCAGGTCCAGATCTTCTTCAGGTGGTTCGTCGAGCTGGGCCAGCAACTCAGCCGGTGCGTGCTGGTAACGCTGCAGTACACCACCCTGACCGAGGCACGCCTTAACCTTGATCCCGTCGCCGACTTCATCGGCCAAGCCCAAGGCCACGGCTTCATTGGCGGTGAGCCAGGTTTCAGCAGCGACCAGCCGCCGCAGTTCGACCTCATCGATGTCCGGCGACTTGGCCTTGTAGGCCGCGATGATCGCCTCCATCGTCTGGTCGAGAACATCGGCCACCTTGCGAAAGCCCTCAGCGTCACCGGCCGCATAAGTCCAGGGGTTGTGAATCATCAGCATGGCGTTAGCCGCGATCACGACCTTGTGTGCGCCGCACACCGCCACACTGGCGGCACTGGCGGCCAATGCATCAATCCGCCCCGTGCAACGCTCGCCCAGACGCGACAGCGCGTTGTGCATGGCCAGCCCATCGAACAAATCGCCGCCGATGCTGTTGAATGCGGCGACCACCGGTGACACACCGTCATCCATGGCGCGCAGGTCCTGCACGAACTGATTGGCGGTAATGCCCCAGGCGCCGATCTCGCCATAGACGAAGACTTCAATCACCCGTTCGGCGGCCTCGCCGCTGGCCTGCACGGCGTACCAGGTCTTGTCCTGAACCTCGATGCGTTTGCCGGCTCGGTTGTAAATGCGCGGTCGCGCTTGTTTGCTCATGCTTGCTCCTTGTCGTCGATTGGCTCGACGGCATCCAGGGTGTTGTAGTTGAGGCCCAGTGCGGTGGCCCGCGCCAGATCGGCGGCGTTTTCCAGATCGACCGTTTCGGCGTTGTAGCCGGTGCGTAGCACCATCTCGCTGCGCGAGGCAAAGCCGGCCTTTACTTCCATTGTTCGAGCCTGCACGTCCTGTACTGGCTGGATGTAGGCCCAACCCTGCGGCACCCAACGGGTACGTAAATAGTCGCGGCGTTTCTGCGCGTAATCGCCCAGTACCAGGACACCGGACAACACCGCCATGTCCATCCAGGCCGCCCGCACTGGACGGCAGAGCTGGTGGACGTAAACGCTGAACTGCAGTTGTTCCAGGCGGCGCCGAAACTCGTTGAGCACCACCCGTAGCGCCCGGTCGTTGATCCCACGCATGTCGCCGGTAAGGATCTCGTAAGGCGTGCCGGAGCCCGCAGCGGCGGCCATCAGTTGCTGCCGCATAAAGTCCGGGTAGTTGTTGCCTGCGTCTGGTGGCTTGGAGAACTCCACCTCTTCACCTGGCCCCAGTTCCTGCATGGTGCCGGGTTCCAGCGCAACCATCGGGGTGAAACCGTCGCGATCCAGGCTCAGCGGCGCGCCGGTCACCGGATCTCTGGGAATAGGTCCAGAGTCCGGCGTAGGCCGCTTGATAAAGCCGGCAAACAGGTTGGCCACTTCCTGGCGGAACAACACCGCGTCGTCGTAGTTGTCGAGACTGCGCAGGCGCTTGAGCACCGGTGACAATCGCGGCACTCCGCGCAACTGACCCGGTTCGACCGGCTCAAAGATGTGCAGCACCTGGGCGGCGGGCACGCGCACCAGCTGGTTGTAGCCGGCGTTCAGCGACGCCGCATCGCGCGGATGCGACAGGTACATCCAATACGCCACGCGTTTGCCACCCGGGTTGAACTCGATGCCGGCGCGAATCGTATTGCCGCTTTTGGTGCTCTCGTACTTGTCATGCGGGACGAACTCCGGCGCCAGAATCTGCAGCTGCAGCGGCACCGCCAAGCCTTCATTCAGGCTGCGAGGACGCAACCGCACAAAGCACTCGCCCGAGGTTTCCACCGTGCGCGCCACCAGGGCCTGCTGGCCGTAGAAGTCGGTACGCTCATCGGCGTCCGATTCATCGACCCAATCGCCCCACAGCTCCTGCAGCAATTTGCGGAGCGCATCGTCGTCAGTCGTCGGCCGAGGGGTGATGCCGGTGCCGATCAGGTTGCTGACACGCTTGTCGATCACGTTGAAGGCATACGGGTCATTGCGAACCGCTGCCCGGGAGCGCGAGCGCAGGTTGCGCAGTGCCGGGGTGTTGATGCTGTTGATCCCGTTGTCGGGAGCATCCCAGCCAGTGGAGCGGCGGCCCTCTCCGGCGCCTTCGTAACTGGCCTTGATGTTCGACGGCAACACGAATCCGTTACGGGTCAGCGTCGGATAGCGAGCCATTAAAGTCCTTTGCCTCCGTGGTACAGCCGAACCGCACGCGAACGTGGCCCGGCGGCATTGACCAGCGACGAACGAATCTCTTCGCGCGCCCTGAGCAGTTCGTCGACGGTGCGGTATTCCACGGTACGGTCGGTGTAGCGCACGGTTTTTTCACCGCGAGCAATGGCCGCCTCAACCGCGTCGAGGTGCTTCTGGGTAAATGACATATCAGCGTCTCTTCAGGTAACCGCTGGCAGAGCTGCGGCGTTGAGGTGGTGGTGCGACAGGCCGTGATTGCACGACCGGGGCCGCAGGTTGCGGTGCCGGTTGAGTCTGTCGTGCGGCCGATGGTGCGGGTGTTTCGTTGTCGATCTGGCGATGGCCCTGAACAGGCTTGATGCTCGACGCTTCATCAAACAAACCAGCCTGTGCCAAGGACTGCCGGACCCGCTCCCAGTCATGTTCCTGATAACGGTTGATGCCTAGGTAATGCGCCATGGCCAGGCAATACACCATCAGGTCGAGTGCTTCATTGCGCTCGGCTTTGCCCTTGACCCACTCGATGCGCTTGTGACCGCGCACATAACGAGCGACCTTGCGCTCTGCCACGCACTGGGCGAAAAACTCGTCCGGCAAGTCGTTGGCAAAGTGCAACGCACCCGGGCCGTCCGGGAACGGGTAGCGGTTGTAAATCCAATCCTTCGCAGTGTCGGTGCCGACGAACCACAGCTCGGCGCCGTTGCGTTCGGTCTGACCCTTCCAGGTCACGTCGACCATCGAAGGGCGCTGAGCGATCACCGGCCTGCCGGGCTTGCTCGCGCCCTTGATGGCGAAGACGTTTCGCCAGCGACGGACGCGGCAGAACTGGTAGACCTCGTCGGTGTGGTGACCACCGGAGTCGACACCGGTTGCGAGGATCGCCAAGCCGACACCACACGGATGCCGGTAACGCGCCTTGAGCTTTTCATCCAGCACCGCCCAGGTGCGTTCATCCGCCGGGTCACCCCAGATCACCTGGTGGTCAACGACCCAGCGCTCCATGCCGACGCCGAAGCCCATCACCATGAGTTCCAGGCGGTTGGCCTGAACGTCGACAGCGCCGGTGAGCATCATTACACCGGCCGGCATTGCGCCGAGGGTGTAGGTTTCCAGACGCGCCCTGGCGATCAGCACCTCTGCCTTGGTCTGTTCGAGCGCGCTGTCCCAAACCTTGGCCAGACGGGTGTTGTAGAACACCTGCATAAGGCTGGTATCACCTTGTGACTGAGCTTTTTTGGCGTCCTCGAACTCTACGGCGAGCGAGGCCCAATCCATCCAGCCGGTCGGTGAATACAAGGCGCTGAGATGAAACCCCACGGTTTTTCCATCGCCACGACCATGTGCACGCCACTCACCTCGGGCGAGCATGTCGCTTTTGTGGTGCTCCTCGATCAGCACGTCGCACTCAGGGGCGGCGCACTCGTAATGCACGGTGGCGAAGTCTGCACTGTAGTGCAGCCGCTCCCACTCCAGCACCTGCATATGAGCGCAGGTGGGGCATGGCACGTAGTAGTGACGCTGGTCGCTGGATTCGAACAGATCGGCGATCCGCGAGGCGCCCTTGATCGTCGGCGAGCTGGAAAAATAGATCTTGGCGTTGCGGCCGAAGTTGGTCGCCCGCGTTTCGGCCAACCTGATGGGATCACCCTCTTGGCCTACGTCGTTTTCCCAGCGGTCGACTTCGTCGCCGTAGATGTAACGTGCCGACAGCTCCGAAAGGTTAGCGGCGGAACCAGCGGTGGTGACGTACAGCGAACCACCCTCGAACTCCTTGGTGTCCATCGTATTACGGGCATCCCGTGAGCGGCTGGTCGCCACGCGTTCACGCAGCACCGGGGTGGCCTTGATGGTCTTGCTGATTCGCCCCGAAACACGCTTGGACAATCCAAGGCTGGGCAGCAAGGCCAGGATGTTCGACGGCGCCATGTGGATCAGGCCGCCCATCCAGTTCAGAGCGATCTGCGTTTTCATCAACTGCGAGGCCACCATGGTGACCACGCGCCTGCAAGGATGAGCCGGCGACAGGCAACGCATCGGTTCACGGGCATACGGTGTGCGTGAGGTTCGGTACTGGCCGGGCTCAGGGGCGCCGGTGTCCCGTGGAATCCGCATGTACTCATCGGCCCACTCATCGATCCAAAGTTCTGGATCGGGGCGCAATCCACGGAAGTAGTTCTCACGGTACACCTTTGCACCGTCAGAAAATTCCGTGTGCATGGGTTCAATCCAGTGTTAGGGCATGTTCAAGATCTGCTGAGGAGAGGCGCTCGGCCTCTTCCAGCGTTCGACGGATTGTTGCTGTGAGGTGTTTTTCGATCTGCCAGGGATCCGTCATCGCCGCCAAGTCATACGACAGCTGAGGCAACGGGCCGAACAACTGGTCGCGCAGCAAGCGGCCGGCGTCGTAGGCACCGGTCTCTACGGCTTCCTTGGACACCAATGAACCTTGCGCTTTGCCCAGTTCGATCTCGGCCAGCTTGGCCATGTTGTGCTCGCGCAGCGCGCGGGACTTCTGGTAGTCGGGGTGTTTGCCATCGCCTGGCATTAGCTGCGGCGGCGCAGCCGTGGAAGTCGGCTCGATGACGGGGGACAGTTGGCTGTAAACGTCACGCTGAATCCGATCTTGCTGGTGGCGTTCGGCAACGGCTGCCTTGCTGGGGTCACTGGTTTTGTCGAGCAGTGCCTCAGTAGCCTCAAGATCAATCTTGCCGTTTTCGGTAAGCACCAGCCGATCCTGGCTGGCTAATTTTGAAACGTAGGATTTGGCCCAACCGCGCCGGGCCGCAAACTCCGTTTTGCTGATTACAGTCATGGTTAATTTCCCCAGTTCACCCCGCGAGTTCACCGTTCACCTCAGTTCACTAAGCTGGTGAACCGCCCGCTAACACAGTCCCGCGGGTTTCCGACCCCGTACCCCTCGGATAACCCCAGGGTCCCCGGCGGTTTTCGGCGCCCCGCCATGATTCCTCACCCCTGCTCGCCATTGGTAGGCGGCAGTTCGCAGACGCCCAGCCGCTTGGCAGCCCAGCGTTCGTAAAGTCCGATGGCGACATCGGCACCGGCCATTGCAGTCAGGCAGCCCATCGCCGATGCGGTCCAGATCGACACCCCAGCAGCGTGCAACAGCATCATGGTGGAAAGTCCACAACCAACGCAGGCTCCGGATCGAAGCGCCAGGCGACGCAACAATGCCCAGCCTCTCGCCCCGTCCTTGTCGGCTCGCCACATCTCCCCCGACACGCCGCCGACAAGAGCCAGGACGATCACTAACCAAATCGGCATCTCTGCCAGCGCTTGCTGCTCGTTTGTCATTTCTGCTCCAGACTCGATAGAGGGTTGAACGATCTACTTGTTGCTGAGCACACAGGGCCTTAATCTCGGGCTTTTAACTCCGTATCAAACGAGGTGTTCAATGGGAAAAGCAGAACTTGCGGTGGCCGTTGTTTCTGGCGTGTTGATGTACTTTTCGATAAACGAGAAGCGCCTCGTAGATCTGAAGATATTCGCTGTTTGGTGCAGTTTGGTGGTACTGACATGCAGCCACATCCACAGCTTCTACCGCGAAGCAACGAGCACCGCGCCCTATGACTTTGAACGCGTGGTGGTTTTGAACGTTACGGCCGTAGGTATCTTGGTTTTGTTGGGTGTAGCCGTTTTCTTCAAAAAATATCTACGCTACTCACTCGACTTCAAAAAACCAGAGCAATAAAAACCCGGCGCAATGGCCGGGTTTGGTATGTGGTGCCTGCCGCTCTCTGCGGTCGCACCTATCGAAGATGACTACTTTTTACAGGTGGATTTTACTGGCAGCAACCCCACTTTAATGCCACCCGGTGAATATGTGGGTAACGCAGGGTGAACGCCTAGCGAATGTCGGCGAATACACCACAACGGCCTGTTGTTGCTATTGCGTTGTCCCATACGTCCCACCTTTCAGAATCGAAGTGGGACGCCTGAGAGCGCCTAAATTCGGGGCATCGCCCCACTGTCCTACCTTTTTATCTTCTTTCTCGTGTAAAGGAAGAATTTGAACAACACGCGTGCGCGCCATAGGCGCGTGCTGGTGCCCGCTCCGCTCACATGGGCGGGGTGCTCCAGCAAGCGGGACGGTGGGACAGACCAACAACGACAAGGCCCGCCTTGTCCTACTGCGTTGAAACGCAGCAGGACAAGGCGGGCCAGTGGGACAGCAACAGCCGAAGTCATACCCAAGGTCACGCAGCCTTCCCCATCAGCATGCCTTCGATGTTCACATGGGCTTCATGTAGACGCAGGTAGTAAGTACGCACACTGCAAGCGCAGTGCAGCAGCTTCTGTCTCATGAAGCTTTCGTGGTTGCAATAATGCTCCCTCACCACCTGTGCAAGGCGAGGCTCCAAGTGTTTGTTCACAATCAACTCAATGTCCGCCGATTCATCCAGCAACACCCGACTGCCGCGAGTCCCACGAATCAGCTCACCCTTGCACTCCATCAACATGGCGATCATATTGCCGCCGCTTGGGCCCCCGAAAGATGTGGTCTTCGGCGAGTGCAGATCCTCTGCCCACAGTTTGAGCATTTCATCGATACGTTTAATCACCGAAGCAAGGCTCCTGAATCGGTTCTACCTTCAGCTCCGAGGTTTTTCCCCAACCTGCCGGTTTCTTGTAAGCCCAGGGACGCTGCCCACTTTTGACCAAAGCCGGCATGCGCGTCCGCCGCCACCCGAGCCGGTGCATGATCGCCCCGACACGCATCTGCTCGGGCTTACCCCAATGGCCGAAGTCGAGTTTCAGCGCGCTGGTCAACACGTCACTGCCGGACGTGGTTTCGCCGATCTGCGACTCCTCCAGCCAGGTTAGGATCGGACCTTCCCATTCATCCACCACAAAGCGCTCGTCCTGCGCCTCGGCGAACATCGGGGCTTCGTCAGGAGTCACCCACCAGATATCACCGGCCTCATAACAGAACATCGCCTCCGCCCAAAGCTGATCGCGAATCTCCCGCAGTTTCGCCAGATCGACCTTGGTACAGGCCACCGGCCAATAGCGCCGGTTGCCGGTGGCGTCCTTGAGGTACTCATCCTGGTTGGTCGTTCCCACGAACACACACTGGCGTGGCACGTCGTTCGTTCTGCGGCCGTAGCTTTCGCGGTAGGTATCGGTCGACGCCGAGAAGAACTGTTTCGCCTTGGTACTCTCTGCCTTGTTGAAACTATCCAACTCCCCCAGCTCGACAATCCATTTGCCACGGATGGCCTGAAACCCATCCTTGTCGCCCAGGGCGAAAGGCGTATCCATAAACCACTCGCCGCCGAGGATGCTCATCGCCGTCGACTTACCAGCGCCCTGCGCGCCTTCCAAGATCATCACCGAGTCGGCCTTACAGCCGGGTTTCATCACCCGCCCCACCGCCGACAGCATCCAGCGCTTGCCAACCTTGGCCGAGTATCCGCTCGCCTGTACGCCCATAACATCGGTCAACCAGCTATCAAGCCGGGGCACACGGTCCCATTCCAGCTCGTGCAAATACTCACGCACCGGATGAAACGCATGGTCATGAGCGACGACACTCACCGCCTCAATCACCTGAGTCGACTTCACTCGCAAGTTGTATTGCTGCGCGAGCCACTTCATCACCCGCACATCATCGATGTCAGCCCAATCGCCAGTACCACCACCGTAAGGAGCGGACCGCAGCTTGACGAGCTTCGAACTGAAGGCGCTGTAACTAATGACCCCGGCCCAACGTTCGTCGTTGCCGAGGATCAGTTCGACGTTTTGCATATGCGCGATCAGGGCGCCGTTTTCGGTGCGGGCCAGTTGGTCTTTCCAACCACCTGCTGCCGGTGGTTTGACCACCGCCAATACCTGCCGACGCACCGCTTCCAAACCTTCGGCGACATGCAGGTCGTTAAAGTCCGTCCACTTGTCTTCTCGCTCGCTCGAAAAGATCGGTGCAACCACCTGACCGCCGACGACCAATGCCGCATTGTTGGCCTTCTCCTCACCGGGGTTCCAGGCATCGCCGTTCGGGCGCTTGGTCTTCCAGTCATCATCGCGGCAAACAATCAACGGACGACCCGGAAAGCGCTCGCGCATGGCCTTACAGACCACCAGCAAGTTACCCGCATCGAAGGCAATCGCCACGGTCAGAGAAGTCGCCATGTGCAGACTTACGCCGGTGGCGTAGCCCTCACACACCAGCACCGGCTCACCCGGTTCAGGGTGCGGCCCGACCAGGTGAAAAGCCCCCTCTTTCGACATACCGTAAGGCCAATAGGATTTATCCCGGCCGGTGTCTTCCTGCTTGGCAGGAAACACGACCTGCAGGCCGACGATCTCATCCCGCACGTTGCACATAGGAACCAAAAACGCCCCAGTGCGCGGCGCGTAACGAACGCCTAACCCGACGATCTGCTTTCGGTCCAGATAGTCACTGCGTCCTTTCTCGGGCATGCGCTTGAACAGCCCGGCAGCCCGATTGGCCGCTCGACGTGCCGCATTGGCCGAGATCTCAGCAGCCCGGCGCTTGGCATCCTCTTGCCGAGCACGCATGACCTCGCGCTCTTCAGGTGACATGCGCCCTGCCTTGACCTTGATCTTCTGCGACTCGCCCGAACGCCAATCACCGAAACTTCCGAAAATCAGCGTCTCGTTTTTCTCGGTCCGATGCTCATGGACGACGTACCAGCCGTTCTTTTCCTTGCCCTTGTCCTGCGAGGTTTTGCACCGGGTTAACCTGCCGAAAGTCAGCGGCTGCAAAGGCTCAAGGCCGTAGTCTGCAAATTGATTCAATACCTCATCGAGCATGTCGGGCCTCCAGCGCTTCGTCGATTGCCTGGCATCTCACGCATCGGGTACAGCCCTGCAAAGCCAACCGGCGTGGCTCCGGAATGGCGTCGTCACAGCCCTCGCAGAACAGAAATGAATGCGCCGCCAAGGTGGGCTTGGCGGCGTTGCGTGCAGCGAGAGCCTGATCAAGCCGCTCCTGCACCAGGTCGTTAGCAAAATCTGCGATATCAGCCACGCTCTGCACCCCGCGTCGTCTGGTTCACGTAGGTGGCGCGGTTGAACATCCCCAGCAGCCCTTGAATACCGCGAAACACTTGAAGCCGGATCTCGGCTAATTCGTGGTCGGTCACGACGCCGTCGCCAATGCTCTTTGCCCAGGTATCAGCGAGGTCAGCGACCTGCCGAAAATAGGCAGCAATACCGGTAGTCAACGTCTCGGGCATGTCGCTGGTATACGCCTCGGCCAGTTCTTGCCAGGTCGTATCTCCAACCAAAGCGTGCACCGCATCAAGAATGCGGCGGTCCTTGGTCAGCTCCAAAATCTCGCCGAACTCTTGAATATTCACCGAGTGGCTTGGATGGGTGGGAGATAGCTTGTGCTGCAGCGTGGTGGCGTTTCTGCCGGTGGTGGCGGCAATTGCAGCGGCGCCGCCAGGATAGTCCCGTGCAGCATGGTAAAGCGCTAAATCGAGCGGCAAAATTTCCCGCTGTGCTCGTTCAACGCAACTCAGAGCAATTCGGCTCATGGCATTAATCCTTGTAAGTTGCCAGTGCCGCGCGACATGCAGTGGTGATACATTTGCCGCGTGGCTTGAAAGGGCCCAAACGCCGGCTAGATCTTCAGGATCGACACCGGCACCGTGCCGAGGCGAACGATCCGTCGTTCACCTCTGGCGCAACAGCTGCCCAATCTGTGGTGGAAAAGGCAGCAACACCAAGGCATCCGTGCCTTGGAAAGCGCGATAAAGAGAGGTGGTTAGCATGTGGTGTGCCCGCCTATCTTTATAGCGACCCGACAGCGCTGTGGTGGTGCGTGCCGGGAGGAACTGGGCGACCTTTGGGTCGCCTTTTTTCTAACTATGCTATGCAGCAGCTTTCTGCGGTGCAGAAGCGCGCAGCAGCCAGGCTGACTCAAAGTCGTTGCCCTTCTGCTTTGCGGCTCTCGCCAAAAGCGCAGCGTATCGGGTTTCACCCGTGTAGTCGGTTCTTGGCAGACATGCCGCCTGGCGCCACTTATTCAGCGCTTGATAGCTTCTATCGCAAACCTTGGCAGCGGCCCCAATGCCGCCTACGGCCTCAAAAGCGAACGCAATGGCATTCGGAAAATCTGCGGGGTCCAACATGGCAACCTCCATTTATCAACTCGGAGTTGATATTAAACATCAACTGACTATTGCGCAAGCTCCATGGCACTCTCAACCTATGGTTGATAAAAATGCACTCCGCGCCGCTTTCAGCTCGCGCTTACACGAAGCACTCGACGATGCCGGCGTTCGCACCCGGGGCCGTGGTGTGGACATCCATCGCAAGTTGAAGATTTTGGGGGTCGATAAGACGACTCAAGCCGTCAGCAAGTGGTTGAACGGCGAAGCCATAGCTGAAGCAGACAGCATGGTTGCCCTTTGCTCTTGGCTGAAAGTACGCAGGGAGTGGCTTGAATACGGTGTACTGCCGAAGGAACAAACCGGCGAAAGCAATGTGCGCCAGTTGGTCGTCAGTGATGAGAGTAACGTTAGTGAAATTAACCAACGCTTTGGCAAGGTTCCATTGATCTCGTGGGTTCAGGCCGGCGCCTGGAGCGAGGCGATTTCAAATTTTGAGTCTTATGAAGCCGACTCTTGGCTGTCTTGCCCTGTTCCAATCAGTAGTAATGGATATGCGCTGAAAGTACTTGGTGATTCGATGACAAACCCTGGCCCTGGGCGAAGCTATCCAGCTGGCTGCATCTTATTTGTTGATCCAGAAGCAGAAACCAAGACAGGTGATCGAGTAATTGCCAGGGTTCCGCGCACTAATGAGGCTACATTCAAGATTCTGGTAGAAGATGCAGGACGCCAGTTTTTAAGACCAATCAATCCGCAATATCCAATCATTGACATCACGGAAGAAACACATATCTGTGGAAAGGTAGTAGGATCATTCATCCCCGAATAACTTCCAAACTAAACCCCTCTCGCACGAAGAAGTAGTTACTCACCTATTTACTTAATAGCAAAGCCATGACCAGATACAACCATCAAAAAGGAGGCGTATTTATAATGTCATTCAAGACATCATCCATGCCATATACTTTCTCCTTCACAACACCATATAAGTCTGCAAAAGACTCCAACCCTTCTTTGGTGCCTATATCCTTAGTGGTATAGACTACATAGTCAGAATGTTCCTCCCATTCCTCCGCTTCCAAAGACGCATAAAATTCCAGAGCCTGTTTTCCAGGATAGTAAATCAATATATAACCATCAGTTACTTTGTTTATAGACCACTTATGCTTCTTATCAAAAAGAAAATATATCTCATTGGAGTGAGACCCACGGATAATATTTGACAACTTGCTACTGTTTTCTATCATCGAATTTACTGCTACAACAATCTTACTCACAAAGCACCTCCAACAAGATCATCAATATTTTGCACATTCAGATGCCGAACCTTTTCGCGAATCTCACTTATTAAAGCTCGCTTTTGAGGTTCAGTAATCCTCTTCCCTTTTGAATCATTCGTAACAACAACTTCTATCGACCGAACTTGATCCGCCATTATCAACTTAAGTTTATCATTACCCCGAACCTGCCCTAACAACTCATGCAATATATTCATTATAGTATCGAGATGCTCAGGGTTTTTTGCATTACAGTCATTCAAGCGCTCTAGTTTTTCTTTCATTTCAGAAAGTGATAGCTGATAAGAATAGTTCAGCAGAAGCGAAAAAACTGAAGAGATTGCTTTTCGCTTAAAAACAAAAAGATAAATAGCTATCCCCGATGCAAAAATAGTGAACACGTCGCTTAGGAGACTAGCCCCAGATGTAAAAAGTGCAATCCATGTTTCCAAAGCCTTTCTCCATTGCATGCGTGATCTACTTTTCCCAAACCTGACCCGAACACCGTCAGATCATTTGTTCCACAATAGCATTGTGACACTAGCTCATTTTTTGACTCATTCCAAAGTTTATGTCCCTCACACAATATCAACCAATGGTTGACTTTGTATTTCCAACGGTTGATATTCACCTCACTCTTCCACCACAGAGCGAGGCAACACCATGCACACCACTGCCACCTTGCACGTCCACCCGGCCGCTGCTGACCCCTCCCGCATCTTCGAGATTCGCCGTCTGGCTCGCGAATCCGGCTGCGCATTCATCCCCACAAAACCCAAGCAAAAAACCCGCTCCGCACCTGCTCCCTTCGATCCGAACGGCGGAGGGTTCGCAGCATGAGCAAGTTCAAACTCGACAATCGCGCCCTGCAACTGCTCAACGCCCAGGTCAATCTGAGCGGTACCTTTAACCACGTAATCAGGTCAGCCCCCAAGCACGAAGCCATGGCGTTTCGCCTGAAGGTTGAACGCAACGCATCGGACACCCTCTTCGTCGTTGAACCTGGCAGCGAGCGCCACACGCTTACCTTGCCGAATGAAAAGAAGATGCACCTCAAGCTGGCCGACTTTATTGAAGAAATCGTCAACGGCCCGTTCGATGACAGCAAAACCGCAGAACTGCAGAACATTCCGCATGCCAGCCGGCAATACGCCCGCTTCGATATCGAGCATAAGCAACAAGTGTTCGAGCTTGTGCGTACTGGTGGTGTGATAAGTCTCAACATGGGTTTTGAGCTGCCCCTCCACGTCGCCTTGCATCGCACCAAAACCCGCTCTGGTGTCACCACCATCATGAGCATTGGCGAAAAAAGGCCGCGCACCAAATGCTTCACCGCGTACGGCAGCGATGTCGAGATCTACGACAAAGTGGCCGAGTCCATCAACCACCTGGCTGCGGCAGCAACACCCGCCGCGCATGCTGCTTGAGGGGAATGTTATGGAACGCTCACTCGCCCAAGCCGCCAACCAACTGGGTCTAACACGCCCCAAGCTGATCAGCCTCATGCGGGGAAAAACCCTGCTAAATGATCAGAACCTGCCCGCCTACCCGAACCGCGACCGCGAGTACCTGCGGGTTAAGGACAGCAACTGGTTCCACCACCAGCTCGGCATGCAGTACAGCCAGTCAACCCGCGTCAAACAACCTGGCATCCGCTGGCTGGCCGAACAACTCGGACTGGAACTACCAGCAATCCCGGTAACCAACCGTGACGTGGCCTAGGGAATACGCCCGCCAGATCGTCGCCATGCGCACACGCGAGGAGCGCAACGCCGCGCTCCTCGAAGTGCCGGAGAATCTGCGGGAGCTGACCAAACGCCACTGCCTGAACGCCTGGAATCACCCCGCAAGAACACAACGCAAGGAGGCTCAACAAGCCAATGAGTAACGCAAGCCAAGCCCCACTGCGGCTACAACCCGCGCCGGAATCAGCGACCGTCGAACTGCTTTACCGCACCTTCGGCGACGTGCTGATCCCACTGGAAAAGGTTCGTGAGCAGTACTTCCGCAACCTCAACGAGCAATCGTTCGTGGCCGAAATCAACAGCGGCCGGATCCAGCTACCTATCACCACGCTGGACACCAGCCGCAAGGCGCCGAAGTACGCACACATCCGGCACGTCGCATCGCTGATCGATATCCGCGCCTACAAGGCGGATGAAGAGATGCTGCGTCCGCTGGACGAATCACCCGAGTAACACCAACAACTTGAATGGCTGCCACCACCAGCTAGCGACAACAACAGGAGCACACCACATGACAGCAATTCAAATCTGCGCATTCATAGGCCTCATCATCGGAGCTGCCCTTCTCTACTGGACGGGCTACCGGGGTGGCTTAAGCGATGGTCGCACTGAAGGCATCGAGGAAGGCAAGGCTATCCAACGGGCTGACCGTTCTGAGCAAGCCCGAGAGCATCAATTGCTGATCGACTCCCATCTCAGCGATAACGAAAAACTGTATGCACGCTACGAGCAGGCTTTGGCGGCCTCAAAACTGGGGAATGAAGAGCATCAGATCCTGCTGAAAATCGCAGAACAGCTCCGGATCGCTGCCGAGACCTTCAGCGCCTTCCGTACAGGTAAAAAGCTCGAACGCGACACACGCACCCTGCGCGAGCAGGCGCTCACAATGGCCGCACTCTTGGAGCCAATTGCCCAGGAGAATGCGGCATGAACCACAGCCATTTCCGCTCGGCGTCTACCGGACCGACTTGCTACCAGGTATCAGAGCCAAGCGCGATGAGGATGAACCTGCATACCCAAGCTTCGAGCGCTTGGCTCTGCAGCGATTCCTGGGGCGACGCTCCGAATACAAACAGTCTCTGCTGCGCAGCAGCAGGCATTACTGCTTCCGCTTGCGCCACCACCGAGACGCTTATACCCCACCGAAAGCTGCGCCAGGCAGGCATACCGAGTGCAACGCTAATCGCTCGGGATCGCCCGCCCGCGCAGCCTGTCGTGGGGTATACGCACTTCGAATCCGCAACGGAGCCGCCGCCCCAGACCTACCAGATCGACAAGATTCCCGAAGACAAAATGGCCGAGCTGGTCGGCACGACCCGCCGAGCATTGCAAGGCAAGCGAGCCAGAGGGGTTATTCCCAAAGGCGTCTGGAACACCATCGATAACCGCATTTATTACAGCATCAGGAGATACGAGGCATGGCTCGAAAGCCAATGGGATTGCCCACCGGAGTTGAATTTGCAGGACAGTCCGTCCGTATTCGCTTCACCTGGAACGGGCAACGTCGCTGCGAGACCCTCCCCTATCCCCAAACGCCGAAGGGGATTAAAGCTGCCTCCGATCTACGCGCTAACGTAACGAGTCTGATCAAACACGGCGTACTCGATGATCAGCGCTATACCGAACTCTTCCCAAACTCCACCTACGCCACTTACTCGGCAACTTCCCGATTCGGGGAGTATGCCCAGGAGTGGCTAAACAGCCGGGAGATCGTCGCAGGCACACGCAAGAACTACCTCGCCTCCCTCAACCTGTACTGGATGCCTTATCTAGCGTTGCTACCCATCGACAGCATCACCTCGGTGATGCTGCGCAAGATTGTCGGTGACATCGAGTGGAAATCGCCGGGCGTCAAGCGCTCGGCCATCCAACGGCTAACCACCGTATTCGGCACTGCAGTGAAAGATGGTCTGATCAATCGCAACCCCGTCGAGTCCATCGAACTGCCAACGAAGACCAGGAAGCCGATCGACCCTTTCACAGTGGCGGAGGCGGACGCGATCATCGACCACCTTTATAAGACGCTGACCCATTCGATGCGGATCTACGCGGCGTACTTCGAGTTCGCTTTTTATACCGGTATGCGCCCGAGCGAGATGGCGGCGTTGCGCTGGGACGAGGTGGACAAGGAACAGCGGCTGGTCAACGTGCGTCGGATCGTCGCGGACTACAAGATCGAGGAGCGCACCAAAACCCGCAATAGCAGGCAGGTCATGCTAAATAGCCGCGCGTTACACGCCATCGCGGAGGCCAAGCGAGTGGCTCAGCAGCGCGTGACGCAGAGCCGTCGCAAGCAGGGTGAGTCGCCCTTCGTGTTCCCACCGACCAAGAACTTCGAGTTCATCCAGCAGTCCAGTGTGACCGACAAGCACTTCCAGGCGGCGCTGACCGATTTGGGGATTCGCGCCCGCCGGCAATACAACTGCCGTCACACATACGCTACCATGTGCCTCATGTCGGGGATGAACCCTGCGTTTATCGCCACTCAGCTCGGTCATAGCGTTCAGATGTTGCTATCGACCTACGCCCGATGGATCAACTCCAGCACTGATTGGAGTGAACTCGGGAAGCTTGAAAAGAGCCTGATTGGTACAAAATTGGTACGGACAGAAACAGTACCCCTCTGA